AAAAATAGCCAATAATAATATTCGTGAGCTAATCAAAGAAGCCAAGAGTTATACTAAGGAAATAAAAGATAAGATAAAGACAATAAAAGAAGAATTGAAGAAGAAGAATTTATATAAAAAGAAAGTTATGGATGATATTAAGTCCAAGTTTGAGAAAAATCCACAAAGTTTATTAGATTTCCAAAACAGTGTTTATTATGTATTGAAATATTCTTGCGCTAAAATGGTAAAGGAAAGTGCTAATGCTAGTAAAATCGCTAGTGAACATCCAGATTTAGTTAAAATGAAGGCTCATTTAGATGTTTTTGATAATAAAATGGAAATCTTGGACAATGATTTAAAAATTTTAGTAGAGAAGCAAAAAATACGATTGATAGAACTTCGAGAAATGATGAAAGATGAAGATTTGAATAAGTTAGAAAAGTTTGTAATTAAAAGTACAATTAAAAAGGAAAAGGAAATGCATAAACAAAGTCGTAAAAGAATAAAGGGGGAAATTCGCGACCAAAAGAAAGGAGTACGTAAATCACGTAATCGTTTGTCCAAGAAAATAGATAAATTGAAAACAGAAATTCAGAAGGATTTATTGGAATCGGCAAAACAACAAAAAATAGATAAAAAAGACAAAAAGACTTTGAAAAAACAAATGTCGAAAACATTGCGAAAACAGGGAAATATTCGCGAAGAATTTAGAGAAGGTATTTTGAAAGATATTGTGTCCAAGTATAAGAAAAAAGTGGAAGAAGAATTTTCCAAGGAGAAAGTTATTTTAGAAAAAGAAGAAAAAGAACACCAAGAGAAAAAAGAGAAAAAAGAAAAAGAACAACAAGAGAAAAAAGAGAAAAAAGAAAAAGAACAACAAGAGAAAAAAGAAAAGAGAGAAAAGAAAGAAAAGGAAAAAACACGTAAGAAACATGAGAAAGAAGAAAAGAAACGTGAGAAAGATGCTGAAAAGGAAAAGAAGAAAAAAGAAAAGGAATTGAAAAAAACAATGAAAAAACGTTAAAATTATTTGTATTAAATCTATTTGTATTAAATCTAACTATAATACAAATAATGAAAAAATCGAAAAAACATTTAAAAAAACATTTAAAAAAACGTGTAAAGAGGAAAACAATTCGTAAATATAAAGGAGGTAATAATAACTTTTATTTATTGTCTTCAAAATTAAATGGTGATAATAGACGTCCTATATATAAATTTCATACTCAAGATAATTCTAAGAAAGGTGGAAACGCAACATTTTTTGAAGGTAGAATAGTAGAAATAGTCAGTGCGAATGATGTAATAAATAAAGAAATAAAAAACTATGAACGACACACACTTCCTATTCTTAAAAATACAACAAAAGGGAAAAAGAAAGATATTACAGACAATACTACATATGGATTACGTAGATATGGTAAATATACCTCTAGTATTGATACAATAGAAGATAATAAAAGAGAAAATGATAAAACAAAACAAATTCATGAAAAATTATCTAAAACATCTCCAAATGATGTAGCAATATTATACGACTATGGAATTAAACTAAAATTAGAAGAAAAAACTATACCGATAATGAGAAATTATGGTAAAAGCATTAAAGACGTGCAAAAACAAGGAGATGTTGAGGCATCTAGTTGCATTTCAATCAACTGTTTTTATAATCTTATGGAATATGGTGATACAGTTTTAGAAGATTACTTAAATAGATACAGATACTCCATTGATGCGGAAAAACTACTTCAAATATGCATAATTTTATTAAAAAAGATTCAAAATATACACAATGAAAAAGTATTACATTTAGATATAAAACCAAATAATATTATTATGATTGAAGACGAAAATGGAGAATTTTATGATGGGAACAAAAGATATAATTTAAAGTTTATTGATTTTGGGTATTCAGTAATTGTTGGTGAAGATTATCAACATATAGATGTCCGTATGGGAACAGAAGGTTATATATATTATGGAATAAATAGAAATGAAGGAATAAATAGAAATGAAGGAAAGAGAATATACAATAGAATTAATGATATATACGCAATTATGCAAATTTTTTATAAATTTAATTCTAATAATTTAGAACAACATTTAGATGATAAAGATTCCTTTTTTCACAAAAAAGGAATAGTGGACCAATGTAATAAAATCGATTTTGTGAAAAAGTGTTCAAAATATTTTTTCAGAATTTTCAACGTATTAACATATCTCATTACACCATTTCATCAAAATATAGCCCTAACGGAAGAAGGAAGAAGTGGAAAATTTTCATCGTTTCCTATATTAGATGATACTCATTTTGATAATTCTTCTACACCTTACAAAATAGAAACAATGGGAGGAAAAGGAATTAATTCTTTATTAGAATATGTGGATTTTTTACAAGTATTTGGCTTTCATATAACACCTATTGAAGATTTTTCATATGAAAATAGATTAAATTTGTTAATAGAAATATTAAATATATATTTTGAATTATATAAAAAAATTAATGAATTGTATAATTTATTTGAACAATATTGTAGAAATACAAATAATAAAGTATCTAGATACACATATCTACAATTTTATGATGATAAATATAGAGAGTTTAATCCTAATAATCCAGAAGAAGTATTAAGATTTATTGAGGAAATTCGCAGAGAGAAGTTTAACGCTTAGACTTGGTGGAACGCTTACGGGCAGTTTTTCTGTTTTTATTGTACTTCTTACGACAATAAGTACGCTTTGTTCCTTTTGCTACTTTGCAAGAACGAATTTTTTTACACTTGTTAGGATTGGAGGTACGTTTGCCTTTGCAAAAACTCTTCATTATATATTATGTAAATATTTTTTTTTTCAATATCCATAAAGTTGCTAAATTATGTTTGGTGTTCTGGATGAATCACTGACTTCACGCATCATTGTTAATCTTCCAGGAGTAGCATAAACACCTGCTGACGCACGTTCTAATACTGGAGGACTCGAATCATTGTTTACAATTGTTTCAGATTCATCAAATTGCGAATTCATATTGTATGATGTTTCTCGTCCTTGTGCATTTTCTCTAGCAGTCAAATACATATATTGATTTGTATTTCCATGTACATTTTTCATAACATTCAAATCTTTCAATAATTCTTGCATAAATTCGTCATCTAGCAATTCATTTTCTTCCATAAAAGTTGTAATAGAAGTTTTTAATGTAATAATTTTCGTTTTCAATGAATTCAAATCTTCATTTCCCCTAAAGCGATTCATTCTATCAAATATATAAGGTTGTGGAGGTTCATTACGAACCAAATACATTAAGTATTGTACACCTAAACGGAAGTACTGCTTTGCAGCCATTAATGTTGTATCACATACATCAGCCGAAATGGTTATAAGTTCATCATCATATAAATGCTTTCCTCTAAATGTAATATTCAAATTTTCGCTGTCTGTAATTTGCAAATGATAATTCTTGCTAGATTCATTGTACAAATTCCCGATTTCCAATTTCTCTACAAAGCATCCATTGTAATAATCGTAAATCATACCGTTTTGGACCTCTATTACACAGTCTTCGTAACGACGATTCAATTCGTTAAATATGATTTCACCATATACAGAACCCGTCATTTCAAGTTCATTAATAAACCAATGACTAGTAAAACGATTCTTATTGCCCATTTTTTGCATAAGGTCTGCATTATGTCTGTCTCCGAGTGCAATAAAGTGTTGAGATTGTTCTGATGTTACCATGTCTACCAATTTTTCTACATTTGTAATTCCATCTGTTGGTTCACCATCAGTAAGTAAGATTCCGATACAATTCTTTTCCTCAATTTCAATATTCCACTGCTTAGGTAATTTCATATTTTCATTGAGCGTCTTAATAGCCAAACCAATATTTGTGGAATTTAGTGGTCGAATTTTCTTTATTTTTTCAACCAAACCATCAATGCTTTCGGAATTCACCAAAATGGGGTCGCAAATATTATATATTTCACTATCAAATGTGCTTATTTGAATATAAATATTTTCGCACTTTTCTGCAAAATGATAGAGCATATTAGTAATAGTCAATTTCAATAAATCCATTTTGGTTCTCTTATCCGAAACAATATCCGACATGGAACCCGAAACATCCATCATTAAACAAAACAATAGTTTCTTAGCAATTGTTGATTGCTTATTGTCTATTTTAAATGATAACAATCCATACTTTGTAGAGGACTTAAGTACGTTTGATACGTAGCCTTCTTCTTTGCCGATTTGATATTGAAAACTGTTCATGTCTGTGTATTTATACGTTACTTAAGAAAAAGCTAATAAAAATCAATTTTATGCAAAATGTTTCTCTAAAAATTCTTCTGTTGTCGATTTATTTTCAAATGGTTTTGATTTTACATCTTTTAATAATTCGATTTCATTATACAATGTTTGAAGTTGGTCTTTTACGGAAAGCATAAATGATTCCATCTTTTCTTCTAATGATGTGAATTTAGAATTCTCAATATCAGATGACCAAGATACTTTTTTCTTATCTTCACCTAAATCAATCGTTTCTATTTTAATTTCTTCTGATTTTGAAATTGGTTGAATATCGTATTCGCGTTCACGCATTTGTCTTTCTAATAATTCTTCCATATTTTCAATAGGTTTATCCTCTTGGGCATTTTCTCTAAAATCAATTTCCGGAGCGTTAGGTTTAGTTAATAATTGTCCATATTCTTGTTGTCTCAATTGAAATTGATTGTCTAATTCGTGTTGTTTTTCGTCTTGAATAAAATTATGTGTTTCGTTTTTATTGGTTTGAATATGATTAAAATTCGAAAGAGCAGTGTTTTGATTAAAAGTGTTTTCAAATGAATGATTTGAAGGTTGAAATTGCTTTTCTTGTTTTAATTTAGAAATCATAAAAGTAATAGTTTCTTTATTTAAATTGCGCAAATCGTGTTTATTGAATGGTTTATTTTTATAAAGGTCATAAAAATGACCAATAATGCTTTGAAACCATTTATTTTTATCAGGTATAGATTGAAATAAATTGACTTTACTAATTGTATCCCATAATAATTTTTGATTTTCAGATGATGTATATAAATTCATTTATTATTTTACGATAATAATTATAATAATTAACAACGCAATAATAATTTTATATTTATTATTGTGTTTATTTCTTTTTTCCTGTTTTTTTGGCTACTTTCCTATTACCACCTTGTTTTTTACTACTTTTTTTCGTTTTATTACCTTTTTTTTCATCTTTCTTTCCTTTTTTACATTTAATAGGATTCTCAGAACCTTCTTCAAGGGGTTCGTCGTTATCATAAAAAACAACTTTATATACCTTTTGTTTTTCAGCACTTTTTGGTTCCCCCATGGACATGACGGCCAAATCTTCTTCAAAACTTTTGGCTGCATGTTCAAAAAAATTGGACAAAAAAGCCATTCTTGAATCAGCATCATAAGTAGTAGGTCCACTTTTAATACGAATATCACCACGAATATCAGGATTTGTATGTTGTCGTCCTAAATTAATATATATTTTTTCGACTCGTCGTTTTCCTCCCTTCATTGTCTTATTATTTATATGTTTACGTCTTTGTGATTTATTTCTTTTACAAGTCATCTTATATTATATACAGAAAAAACAATATAAGAATTTATTTTTTATTAAAGTATTTTTTACGAAAAATTATCATCAATTCATCGTTTATACCAGGCTTGGTAAAAATATCAATAACCCTCTCAAGTGTAAGTTTTCCACCACCTAGTTGTAATTCATTTTTCATAACTTTATCCAATTTTCTTGTTAAAAACGTGATAATAAAAAACAGACAATACATACCACATTCTGAATTTGTACTTTGATGAGAATAATCGTTTTGGATGTATTTAAAATTAATGGGTTCTTCTAATTGTGAACCTTGTTTAATAATTTCATTTTTTAATCTACTCACTTCTCTTGGAACTGGATTTAATGCACTATCATAATAAAAAATAATTTCATCATCTAAATCGACAAACATTGAAACCCAATGGGTACCAGGACCATCATGTTTATCTAAATTAAAAACCACACCTAATTTCCTTTTATTTCTATTTATCAGATTTTGTAAAGATAAACGACAAAGGTCATTCCAAACGCAATCATTGTTTTCTTCAGGTAAAATGGTATCATAATTAATAGCAGAAGGTCCAAGAAGTTTGAATTGCGGTTTTGATTTTTCATATTGTTTTAAAACTGCTCCAATATCATAATTGGACAACCATGCAGTAGGATTATTATCCCAGTCATTAGGTCTATCAGGTGCGAAAATAATATCGTCCAATTGTCTACGTGTTTCATCATCTTTAATTTCTTTTAACCAGCAATCTTCTTTAGGGCAATGGTCCAAACGTTTTCTCAATTCATTGACCACAACTTCAGGTTTCACACTTTTGATTTTGTCCCCATTATTTTTATTGTATGCATCTTTAATATGCATAACTGCCTTTTTTGTATAACAAGTACCTGGTAATTTTGAATCTTGGATAGCAGGATTACAATTCATTTTTATTTTATTATTTCCTGTTTTATTTCTTCTATTTCTTGTACGCCTTTTTCTTGTTCTAGGCATTTTTATATACTATTTTTAGACATTTTTTTGAACAAAAATATCCATAGTACCATGAAGAGGTACTTTACTCGATTCTTCATTCATAGAATAAGGAAATATGGTATCATATTCTTTTTGTAATTCATCCGAACGTTCTTTTATTTCTAAATAACGTATTAGAACATGCGCATATTCATTAAAAGCTTCCTTAACATCATTACCAAAATCTTCTTCGGGATTTTTACATAACTTTTTTGTAATGTCCAAGATATCAGGGCTAAAATGATTACAATCTTGGATAAATTCTTGATGTTCTTCATATTTTTCATTGTCCGTTTTGGATAAATATTTAGCGTAGTTTGTTTTATTTGTTAGCAATTTCATTGTTAATTCATTTAAGAATTTATCATTTTGAGGAGAAGAAGAAATATTCTCGTCAGAATCCATATACATATGAAGATATAGATTTTGAAAAAAAAATACGAAATTATTTATTATGTAATAATAGAAATGAAGACATAATTTCTTTGTTTTTATCAGCATATTGGTCGGTCTGTAATTTTGCTTGATATTCTTTTTGCATCATTTGATGTTTCATTGCTCTTTCTTGTTCTTGTAAAATACGATTGTTTTGTTCTTTCTCAAGAGGTTCATATGAATATTGACTGCGTTCTCGATTGAATTCATCGATTGATTTAAATTTTTTCATATTATTAAAATCGTTTTCACTCACAGCCAATACACTTTGGTCACGATGGACTTTGCGTAAATCATCAAATTTGAGTTTACTAAATGGATCACATGATACATATTTATTGGATTCATCATCATACAATTCGTTACTAGTAGTACTATCTTGGTCAATTGTTTGCACACCATTATAACGTGTAAGACCATTATTTTGACTTTTTATTTTTTGAAAATGGTCATTCATTGTTTGTTTAGACATTTTCCCTTGTGGAATATCAAAATCCGATATTTCTTGTGTAAACCAACTATTTTTACTAACATCTGGTTTGCGTCCCATTTGATTATCTTCAAATAAATTATTGAATTTTTGATTAAAATCTTTGGTTGATAATTCTTGGACATTTGTTTGTATTTGTTTTTTGATAGATTCATCTTGTTCTTCAACATTTGGTACATATCCATTGTTATTCACTTCTCTATTTTGCCTATTTTGATTATCATAAAACTGTACTACAATATCAAAAGCCTTTTTGTAAAATAAAAAATACTTGGGATCTAATTTTGATTTATCGGGATGAAGCATTAATACACGTTTTTTCGCTTGTTTTAAATCTTGGACACCAATATTATAATCATTTAAATCAAATAATCCTAAAATATCATCCAATGAATATGTTTGAATATTTAAATTATGAACAGGTGAACTCATAATTCTATACATTTAATATTATAAATGATTTTTTTACCTTATACGTATAAAAAGTTTATTTTATTTTGTGGAATAAAAAATAAATCATATAATATATGAATACGTCGCAAAATCGTACTTCAGGTTGGGGTAAGAATCGTAAGCAGAAATTTAAAAAATTTGTTGATAAGGAAGTAAAAGAGTACATACAAGAAGAAGGTAACTTTAGACAACAAAAAACAGTATATGAAAATAGTCAATATTTATCACAGCACGAACGAGACAATTTTGAACAAAAATTCGTCACCCCTAAAACAAAGAGTCAAGAAATATATGCATCCATGTTGCGAAATAAAAACAAGAAAATAATAATCGCAACTGGACCTGCGGGTACTGGAAAAACCTTGTTTTCTACAGAATATGGAATTCGAAACTTCCTTCTTGGAAAATGTGATAAATTAATTTTCACGCGACCTTCTGTTTCTGTAGATGAAGATTTGGGATATTTACCGGGAACATTAGAAGACAAGATGGCTCCTTGGATAAGACCTATTTACGACATATTATATCAATTTATATCACCAAAAGAAGTTTCGGAATTATTGGAAGAAAAAGTAATAGAAATAGCCCCTTTAGGATATATGCGCGGACGCACGTTTAAAAATGCATGGATAGTAGCTGATGAGATGCAAAATTCGACAATATCACAAATGAAAATGTTATTAACACGCATAGGTGAAAATAGTAGATTAGTTATTACTGGAGATTTAGACCAACACGATAATTTGAAAGATAGAAATGGTTTAGAAGATTTTTTAGATAAATTTAAAAATCGGCGTTCTTCAAGTATTGGTAGTTTTGAATTCGAAAAACAGGATATTCAACGAGAAGAAGTAGTCAAAGAAGTTTTAGATATTTATGGTCGTGAAACTGTTCCTGATGATTATTTATCATTTAATAGCAATAGTGATGAAGAATCTTGAAACTATTTTATTAATAATTTATATATTTAATTTATACAATGGTTTTTAAAAAAATTGGTAATTGGATTCATAAAAATTTGACGCCTTCGGCATTATTGGAAAGTAAAATTGTTTTATACGTTTTGGTTATTATTTCTATATTAAATCTTTACACCTTTGCGATGGACGATAACTTAGTTTACGCAGCTATTATGATTATTGTTGGATTTTTATCTTCTTTTTTCAATAAAAATATGATTGTAATATTATTTACAGCAATAGCAGTAACAAATATAATTAACTTTGTTAGTAAGACAAAGCAACAAATAGAAGGATTTACCACAGATATAACAGAGTTAGGAAATTTAATGAGTCATTTAACAACTGAATCTGAAGAAAGTACAGGAAGTAACTCAGAAACAGAAAGCCCACCTGTGGACTTGGAAAAAATGGATTTAGCTAATGTGGATTTAGATAATGTGAATTTAGATAATGTGGACTTGGATAAACTAGTAGAAAGTGGTAAAACAGAATTTAATACAGACCCAAATATTCGTGATGAAACTATCGATAATATGGTAAAAAAAATGAATATGAAAAAATTATCTACTAATATTGATAATAAATTTAAAATAGTCAAATCTGATAAATTTGAACAAATTAAAAAACAATGTAATATAGCATTAGAAAATACAGAAAAAATAGCAAATAAAGACCAAAGAGAAAGTGTTGAACGATTTTTAAAATTACAAAATAGATTGTTGGACCAAATTATGAGTTTCTCACCTCTACTAGATGAGTTTAGAGAAATTGCCGACTCTTTTCCTAATTAGGTTTTTATAAATATTTAATGTTGTATTAAATACATTATTAAATTAATTATTTTTAAACTATAATATATAATGAAAAATAAAGAAAATTTTACATCAATATATGAAGGATTTAATTCAGAACCAGTAATAGAAGGATTTGGGTTTGGTGGTTATATAGCTGATGGAATGACTCCTATGCAGTCAATTTTCGCTACATTCGGGTTTGTAGATGAGATTGTTAATAATGTAGAAGATGTTGTTGAATTGGGTTTCATTAAAACACCCAATTTCATAACAAATATATTCGATATGTTTTCCGGTATCGTAAGTAACATTTATGATGGGATGAAATTTTTCTGGGATAGGCTGTCCTGGATACTTGGATACTTCCTGATCGGGACTATTATAAGTATGCTTGTTACTTTTTCTATCATGGGTGCTAACTCTATTAATTTATTTATAGATAGATTAAGTAGTCATCTTAATTGTGCTGCAGATGAATTTGGAGCTGGAGCTGTAAATCAAGGAAAAATATTAGATATACTAGCACCATGTTCATGGGAAAAATTCGTAAATACATTAAATGGTTCATGTACAAGATATTACTTAGTAGACATAGTTTGGGGAATATTTTATGGTATTTTTATTGAACTACCCATTGTATTAATCAAAGCAATTTTTGGTATTGATTTATATATATTTGTTCAAATTGCATATAATTTAATTGTATTACCACTAGATTCACTTTTCTTTGCGTTATCTGGATATCATTTAGTAAAATGGTCAGATGATGTAATAAATAAATGTTATAGATGTAAAGGAACATGGAAATTAGCAAATGGTCAAGAAGTAACCATGTATAAAACATTTGATGAATGGGCTAAAATGTTTAAATGTGGTAATGACCAAATGGTTGATGCAACAAATAAAATCTTTAAAACAATATTCCCATCCAAATTATGGCATCCTATGTGGAGTCAAGATGACGGTAATCCAGCAAAATATGATAATCCATCTAAGCCCACTTTCTGGGATGGTTATTAAATCTTCACTGGTATAAAATGTGCACATTTTGAATCTTTCAAGGGTCTAAACGAATCAATACTTTGTATGTATAATATATAATGCCACGAGTTTCCAAGAAAACATGTATACCTGGGTTATTTTGTATTGAAAACATGACTATGTTTTTATTATTTTTACTTTTAGCAACAGTAATTTATATGTATTATGCCCATATTATCAAACCTGATTTAGAAAGAACCAAAACGTCTACTTCTTTCAGTCAACCAATAACAATCATTCCTCCAGAAAATAAAAATGTTGAGTCGGTTTTACTACCAGTAGCTACAAGAAGTCAACCTTTAGTCAATTTATATGCCCCTCCGTTGAAAAATGAGGTCCAAGTAATGCCTATTAATATTAGTACACGCGGTCCTGAAATGGAATATTCACAAATGGGTATTGTTGCTCGCGAAAATAGTTCGGACAATACTATTTTACCATTAATGGGACGTAGAAGCAATAGTGGTAATAGTAAATATCAATATTATACCATGACAAACAGTGGAAATATTAATACAAAATTGCCCGTAAGCTTAAAAGGTAAATCATGTACATCTGATTTAGGTTGTGACGAAATATTTAATGGTGATAGTGTGTATGTTGAAGGATATAACGATACATTCAGAGCTACTATTTACGAAAATGCTTTGTACAAATATATCCCACTTTAATATATTAATTTAATATACTAATTTAATATAATGAAAAAAGACAAAAATAAAACTTTATTGAATTTAAAAAAATTTAATAATGCATTTAAGAAAGAATTAAAAGCAAAAATTTATTCTGGAGGAGGTGGTCCTACACCATTATCTCTTATGAATACATTGATTTTTGAAGACCGAACGTCAGGTGCTCCAAAAATTCACCTTGAAGGTGAAATTCCAAAAAAAACAGAAGCTATAGTTGAAGAAAAAACTATCGAACAAATAAAAGAACCTAATATTGCGTCACAGATAGAAAAAATTGACGGTCTTTGGAATAATGGAAAGAAGCCAAAAAAAGAGCCATCGTATTATCAAACAGGAAAAGAGTATCTAAATCCGTTTAATTACTTTGGGACAGGCAAAAAAGAGCCAGAAAAAAAGCCAAAACAATGGAAAAAAGAAACATTCATTCAACACTTGAAAAAAAATGGAGTAAACACAAATAATAGTGAAATTAAAAACTATATAGCAGAAAAATTTTCTATTTCAGATCGTGACTTTCTAGAAAAAATCAACCAGGCTAAGGAGAGAAAGAAAGAAGAAGACCAAGAAAGAAGAGAATATATAGCCGAAAATAGTAAGGAGGTAAATGAAAAGATTGATGAACTATTTAAAAAAACACAGGAAATAGAAGAAGAAAAACAGAAAGCAAAAATAACATTAAAAAGTACACCAGATATTCGTAAAAAACATATCAAACAAATAATAGAAAGTTTAGAACAAGACAAAGACACATTGAAGAATAACTCTTCAGAATTGATCAAAGAGAAAGAAAAGCTTCAAAAAATGCAAGCCGAAGTAGCCAATCCGAGTTTTTTACCAAATTTGAATGAATTATTCCAAGCTGAAGGTAAAACTCCATTTACTGAAGAATCATTTAATAGATTTAATAGAATAATAAAAGGAGAACAAGGAAATAACACAAACATGGATTCATTTTATGAAGAATTGAAACAGAGCAAGAAAGAAAGAAAAGAAGAGGAAATTCCTGAAAGTAGTCCAGATTCAGAACCTAGTATGAGTGCAAGTAAAAAAAGTGTGTCGTTTAACACGAAAAATGCCGCAAGTGAGGAATATGTTAAGGGTCAAGGAGGAGCCGTCAGTGGTCCTTCTTTTCTATCTGACGAGGGTGATGATGGTGGAGGAGCCGTTAGTGATGATGGTAAAAAAGTAGCCGCATCATCTAGTGTGCAGCGATCATCCTCTAGAAAGATAACACCAACAAAAATATTAGACCCCTCCCCCAAACCATCCCAAAGTTCTAAAGCCAGAGTATCTCCAGGTTCTAAACCCAGACTTAAAGGCAAAAAAAAAAAAACCCCCAATGAGGAGGACGATGATGACGATGATGATAATGACTGGGAAGATGTTGATGAAGAACAAGAACAAGAAGAAAAATCAAGTGAAAGAAAAGAACCAAAGTTTATAGAACCAGAAGTAGAAGAAGCTTTTGAATTTAGCGATACAATTAATTCTGAAAATAAGACTATAATTAGAAATATAATTAAAAATTTGAATGGTATATTGAGTAATCCTATATTATCTTTATCTACAGGTAGTAAAAGTGATATAAAACATGTAAACAATGTTATCATTTATGATGAAATAAGAGAAGGGGAGGAAAGATTGAAAAAAATGTCTGAAGATTCTATTTATATACCAAAATATATTCCACAATTACCATCGGAACAGTAAATTTAATAAATAATTATATATTAAATTATATATAATGTCTTTAAATATTGATCAAGAAGTAGATACAACACAATCTGTATTTTATAATTTTAACAATTTACCATTAACAAACATTTTACTGAATAATACTAACGCAAGTGAAGGGAACAATACATTTATTCAAGCGAAAGTAACTCCGACAAGTAGTTCTAATTTAACGTACACGAATAATAATGTATCATCTGAATACCAAGCGACTGATATTTATATTAATGGTAGTGATGATGGAAGTGTAGTTCCACAAATAACAGGAATTCAATCACCTCAACAAGGTCAATTAATAATAATAAATACACTAGTTGGTTCATCAGGTGGTCCATCCACTATCAAAATGATATTTCCATTAATTGTTACATCGGTCCAAGGAGAACAAAATGATTTAGATTTAGTTTTTCGTTCGGCTCAACCAATGTCTACAGAGACTGATGGTACCACGCAAACAAACACTACGGGTGGTTCTGTAACTATAAATATTCAAAAAACTTTAGATCAACAAATAAGTGCAGACACAAAATATTTTATTTTTGATGAGGAGGAGGGTAATAATTTATCTAATAAAGTAGTGATATTTGGAGGAATTTATTACATAATAAGTGTTTCAATGTTTACATTAAAAACACTATACAGTTCTTCATTAAATGGCTGGCCTTCTTATACAATTCCAGATACTTACAATACAATATTAGCCACACAACCTGGTCAATGGATGGAATGTGATTATGTAGATGTGGATTCAGACAATGTAGCAGTTACTATAAGTAGTGGAATGGTCCAAGATAACGCAGCATATAATTCTTTACGTACAATGATGATGTATATATTGTTTATTATTTTCACAGCATTTTCCTACACATTAATACCTCAAATATATATTTTAATGTTAAAAGCATTTTTCGCATTTATGGAAGCCGAAACAAAGGGTAAACAAAGTAGAGCTATGGAATCGTTTGACCTTGGCGCATTAATCTTTTTCTTTGTATTGTGTTTTCTTTTTATTATTATAGGTGTTAATCAAAGCCCATTGTTGTTATTATATGGTGTATGTCTTGGAATACTTACCATGTTGGGGCACATTATTATCAAGTCTAAAAAATCAATGGCGGCAGCTGAAGAATGGCCCATTACAGAAATCCAATTATCAAATATGAAAGATAGTAAATAAAAGATTAAAAATTTACATATTTTGAATCTTTTTAATCACTTAAAATGCAGTAGAACCATTTGTATTAGTAGCTACAGGCTTATATGAAGTTTGTAAATATTGAATAGGCTCACTTTTCCCAACAGGAGCACGTTCTCTAACAATTTCTTCTTCCAGACTTAATGGTTGTGGACCACCGACTTCCACATTTCTAGGTTCTTCTTTAGGTGTAGCTTCTTGGACTTGTTGAACAACATCGTTTTTCTTCTCACCTTCAGACTTGGTATATTGAACATAATGAGTTTCATTTTTCACAGTAGCACTACGTCTCAACAATGTATAGGCGACAAAAACGAATAAAATTCCCACGGCAGGGTTCGAATATACAAACAACGCCACTGCGATGCAGAAAAGAACTAATAATCCAAGAGGAGACTCGATATAAGGAGACATCAATGAAGGAGTAGGAACTGGAAATATTACATATAAAACAAAAATGACTAAAACAATAATTTCAGCGGGCTTGATTGTCTTGAGTAAATTTTTAAATTTCATTATATAGGATATATCGATATTTATTTTATGCATGTGAAGAAAAAATTGATTTTATTTAAAAAAATATATACAAATTATACTAAATGTCTTTACAATGGAAGCGAAGAAAAATGTTGGCCATGCGCGCCAAAAAAACAGAAGAAAAAAAGGAACTTTCACTTGATTATAAATCCAAAATATGTGAAGCCGCTTATTTCGGGAAAAAAGGGTACACTATCCCAAAATCCGTTTTGGATGCTAACGACCTAAATTCTTTATATAATGAATTAAAAGTAAAGCCTATAACGAGTGGTGCAGTATATAATGCTAGTGTTGATGAAGGTGTATTTCCTGTTTATAGAGAAAACCAAAATAAAATATATATTCCGCGATTTTATGGAACAGAACGTTATGGTCTTCCACATCGTTCAGAAATTACAAATGGTGAAAATATACATGTGGAGTTTCCTAAACCTTTACGCGATTATCAAAATAAAATTGTCGACGTTTATATGCGACATATTCAGAACCCTATATGTGTACATTCTGAAAAACAAGGAAATGGGGGGATTTTGGAGGTTCCTTGTGGACGTGGCAAAACTGTAATGGCTCTCAAAATTATTTCATTGGTTCAAAAAAAGACACTGATAATAGTTCATAAAGAATTCTTGATGAATCAATGGATTGAACGAGCCAATGAATTCTTGCCTGGAGTGCGCATAGGGAAAATACAAGGCCCGGTTTTCGATGTTGAAAATAAAGACGTTGTAATTGGTATGTTGCAAACATTGTATGACCGTGCGTTTCCTGAAAACGCATTTGATTGTTTTGGATTGACTATTATTGATGAGGTGCATCGTATAGGTAGTGAGCAATTTTCCAAGTCCTTATTGCGAATTGCTTCACCCAATATGTTGGGAATTTCGGCTACAGTAGACCGGAAAGATAAATTGACGTGTGTTTTGTATATGTTTATTGGTCCTAAGATTTACACAGAAGACCGGAAAGACGATGACCCTGTGTGTGTGCGCGGAATAGAATATATATCAACAGATGGTAGTTTCAATGAAACTGAATATGATTTTCGCGGACAGGCCAAATATAGTACAATGATTAGTAAATTATGCGAATTTGGACCTAGAAGTGATTTTATTGTGAAATTATTGGACGATTTATTAATCGAAGGCAAAGCAAATAACCAAGACCCGCAAATTATGGTATTGTCTCACAATCGTTCTTTGTTAACTTACTTTTATGAAGCCATTGTACATAAAGGATTCGCAAGTGTAGGATTTTATGTGGGAGGAATGAAACAAGCGGACTTACAAGAAACCGAATGTAAGCAAATCGTTTTGGCTACATATGCAATGGCTGCAGAAGCATTGGATATAAAAACATTATCTATATTGGTAATGGCGACACCCAAAACGGATATTACTCAGTCAGTTGGGCGTATATTACGTACACGCCACGACAATCCAATAGTTGTGGATGTAATTGACCGGCATGAAATATTTCAAAACCAATGGAAACAACGAAAGCGCTATTATAAGAAATGTAATTATCGTATAATAGGGTGTGATAATATGCGTTATAAAGGTATGGATTTGGATTGGGCAAATGATAAGACATGGGTGACGTTGTTTGACCCGAAGAAACGTAATCAACATGATGATGAAGGAACGGGTGGAAATCCGATTTTACAAAGAAAATGTTTGATTAAAATAGATAGCTTGGACGATTAATGATTAGTTTATTTTGCTGAATAAATTACAAATAGAAAAACAAAAATTTAAATTTTCCTAATACTTCGTGTCTTTCTAAACTTCCGCGATTTATTTCGTCCATATTTACAATATTGCTTTTGTGAAAAACCTTTTGGTTTCCTGCAATTAATACTTTTTTTGTATTTATTTGACCACTTGCGTCTTCGAGACTTAGCACCGCCATATTTTGCGGGAAAGAGTGTGGGATTAAAAGTCGCTCTTACTTCAGGACATAAAATTGAATTCATTTATTATATAATATAAATCACATAATAATATGTTAACACCTCCAAGATTATCAAAACTTAAAAGTATTATCAATATTAGAGCTATGCAAACCACTTTATATAATAATCTTCAAGAAGAGGTATTAGACAATGGCTTTCTTGTAAATGAAATTATTTTAAATTCTGATGCTCGACATATAGAAAAGACCATAATTAATTTCACTATTTTGTCTATTTTCATATATGGCTTCTTTTATTTCAAACAAAGAGCCAGTCAAGAAAAGAAAATAGAAAATTTGCAAACATACCGAATAATAAAAAGCAATATAAAAGGCTTCATTGTATTTTTCGGAATCTTATTATTCAAAAATGTGGACCATGCCTTGTAAATATTTACTTTTCACGACGTTTCACTTCACCATTAAAGTCCTTCTTTGTAAGAACATACGCCCAGTGTTGGAGTACTTGGCGTATTTTTGGACTCACACTTTCGTCATCATATTTGGACCCCTTTTTCAGAATTTGGGTGACTAAAAATCGCATAAATCGCCCTTTAGGACCTGCTAATCCTTTCCAACGTTTGATTTGACGTTCATCATCTTCGCAACGTTTTCCTTGATAAAAATCACAATACCAATGAACCCAACCATATGGATGTTTTGGATGCATCCATTTTTTCTTTTCCCAATAGTCTAAACCAAGGCCTACTTTCACACCATATTTGTTTTTTTCTTTATCATAATCAGGAGATATTAATTCGTCGTTTTCCAAGCCTTTCCACCATGATTTCGGAAATTTTTTATGAACATTTTTGTAATTACGTTTATTTGTCTTGGAATAAATAGGTCTCCAATAAGTACCACCAAAAGAACCCAATTCAAAAATTTGTTGTGGAGTTAAATTGGGAGTAAACTCGGGATAATCTTTAAATGTTTTTGTTGATTGTTTTCTTTTTTTACGTGTTTTATTGGGCATATATATTTATCGCAGGAATTATCAACGATTATAATTGACGTATATGAACAATTTGCCCTTTTGCATCTACTTTCTTTATAGGTACCCAACGTCTAAACTTTGCTAAATATGTACACTCAAACGACAATTTCTTATTTAAATTCACATGTTTATCAATATTTTGATTTTCAAATTCTTCTTCATCATCACTTTCTTCCAATGCATCCAAATTGTTGTTTTCCTTGATGTTCCTAAAAAATGAATTCATATATTTACTCGTTTTATAGTTGGGAATATATGCGATTCCACAATATACACGTTCAGAACTTTTCCCAAATGCATATAAATGATAAATATCATTTTGTAAATCGGCTTTCATTTCAAATACTGTTTTGGACTTATATTGCGGTTTTGAAAAATTAAATCTTGGTAATGCTGGTGGAATAAACAATAAATTATTAGGTATTTCTGTTATTTTGTTTGTATTTGGAATTGCATTTTTAGACCATGGATAATTCAAATAAGGAACGATTTTATGATTGGAACGATGTTGTAAATGATGAATTGGATAAGGAATAATATTTTTATAATTTTCAGGTATACTATTCGGTTCACTTAAAATATTCCAAAAAACAGGCATCATAATTGGAAATGTGTTGTCTTTCAAAAATAATGTGTATTTTTCTAATAAATTTTGTAAAAAATGGAATTTTTCAAAAAAAGGTTGTTTCATTATACAAATTCCTTTGCTATAAACAATATCTTCTATTATAAAAAAACTACGTACATCGGGTATTTCATAAATACATCCATAACAAATGGTACCATAAGCCAAATCAATAGGTACATTATCATTAATAATAGTAGCATTAATAATTTTCTTTTCTTTTCCTAATTCCATCAAAAAACACACATTTTTATTTTTATAATATGTAAACCAAACAAAAGCCTTTTTCCCAAAGGGAATAGCCATTGTTACATTATATGAATCAGAAACTTTCTTATGGGAAATCGTTTCATAGGAAAGTTCAAAAAGGGGGAACCGCTCTGTTAATTCACAAAGTTGAGGATAAGTTAGCTTGTACATGGTTATAAAATATACACATATTACGTTTATATTGTTTTTATTTATATTATGTAGCAATAAAATAAGAGAAGGGTAAATAAAAAAAAAAATAAAAATAAAAAAACAACCCTTTTGGATTTACATAATAGATTGTTTGGTTGGGTTTCTATTGAATGGATTTCTATATGGTTTTGTTCTTGTATAAATGACTGCAATCGCATTAATAATGAAATATTATGATATTCAGGTCCGTCTGTGATTAGGTGACGACAAACAATACATGAATTTCTATTTTCTGAAACCCATTGAAGAAAACACTTTGTATGAAGAGACACGGGTGTACAATGATTGAATTTGTATTTTTGTAATGTTGAAATATTTATATCAAATGGTTCAAAACAAACAATACATTCTTGGATTTCTCTTTCAATATCATTTGATTCTATATATTCATCAACAATATCTTCTTGTAAAGTATATTGTTCCATATATTAATATTCTCATTTTTATAGTACTAAATGGAAGGATTTTTATACTGATTCACTTATCAAAGCATCTAATTCCTCATTCATAGAAAGTAGGTCATTACTTGTGAGTTTTTCTCCTTCGCTACTAATAAGTTCATTGATTTGGTCTTGTAAACAAGTTTTTTCTTTATTGTTGTTTTCTTGGAATTCTCGCATTAAGGATTGATATTTATGAATATGATGACCAACAACATCTTTTGATATTTTGCTGGTATATGTATTTTTAAAATATTGTATTAAAGTATCAGCTAAATATATTATTAATAAACTTATTAATATTGTTAATAGAATGGACATTATATATGAAAAAAGAGAATACTATTTTCATATATAAACTTATTTCTTCTTATTTCTCTTACGTTTAGTACGTCCTTTTCTTCCCTTTCTGCGTCTTGTACCGCCTGTATTTTGTTGTTCAGGTGATTCGCCATATTCTGATGGAGAACTCATATTAGAACCTGGAGTGACTGGGGACATATATGGACTTTCTGGAGATATACCTGGACTTTCTGGAGACATATCTCCACTTTCTAAAGGCGTATCTGAGTTTAATGGAGACATACCTGGACTTTCTGAAAGCGTACCTGAGTTTAATGAGGTAGGTGATTCATTTATTTCATCGGTAATTGTATTTGCTTGCGGAAAATTAGAATAGGTTGTATAATCGTTATTGTTTCCATTATTCTCTTCATAATTTGTTTTACTATATTCAGCATTAGCAGCCATTTGACCATCATCATCATCATCATCCATTTGACCATCATCAGTACCCATTTCACCAGCATCAACAGGAGGCATTTCACCAGCACCAGGACCCATTTGACCATCAACATGACCCATTTCATCATCACCAGGAGGCATTTCACCAGCACCAGGACCCATTTGACCATCATCCATTTCATAAGCATCCATTTCATAAGCATCCATTTCATCACCAACAGGAGCATTAAACTCATCAGCACTAGGAGCAGTAAACTCATCAGCACCAGGAGCCTCAACAGTAATAGGTGTATCACTTAATGATGATAAACTCAAAGCTTCAATAGTTTTCTTTTGTGCTTCAACCACGTCTTCCATTAATTTATTGTTTTTTGCATTCAATTCATTTATTTTTTCATCTTGTTCGTTAATCTTGTTTTGCAATTCTTTAACAACTGATGGGTCTACTGCATCATCTGCTTTTAGAGCGTCATCTACTGCGGTTGATGCTGCTTGTTTTGCGATTCCAAATACGGTACCAACTGATTTAGCAAAATCACTACCTTCTTCCTTTGGTTTTCCATCATCATCACCAGATTCAGAATCCTCATCATCACCAGATTCAGAATCCTCATCATCACCAGATTCAGAATCCTCATCATCACCAGATTCATCATCATCATCACCAGATTCATCATTTTTTTCCTCTTTTTCCTTTATTTCATCATTGGTTAGGGTTTCTTCTTCTTCTTCTCCTTCTGGTTTTGCTACTACTACTGGTTTTGCTTCTGTTTCTCCTTCCAATGTAGCAGCAGCTTCCTCAACTTCATTATCTCCTTCTCCTCCTTCTCCACCCATTCCTAAAAATCCACCAATGGATTGAAAAATGCCTCCACCTTTCATTTGCTTCTTTGGTAATTTATACAAACGTTTTCGTGATACACGTAAACCCCTTTTAGGTTTTGATATAGAATTTGTTCTTTTTTTCGAATAAACCATTAATATATATTATTGTCTAGATTAAATATTAAATATTTTAATAAAAATATTTAAATACATACTCCTAAATAAAATTATTCATGGTCTACATAATCATTGTTGAAAAAAGCGGTTCTTTTAAAGAAGTAAATGTAAAAGATACAAGTGAAGAATATTTATCTAAAAAGGCTGGTTTTAAAAACCATAAAGATTTTGAGAAGAAAACAATATGGGATATTGATGGTGTTTTTGATATTGTGCTTTATGGTAAGACAGTGGGTCGAGCTGGACAAGAAAATAAATATGATTTCCCTCCACCTGTAGATAATATACTCTTTTTTGGTGCATGTGTACTGGTTTGTATGAAAGATAGTAAAATACTTGATTTAACCGAGAAAAAATGGAAAGTCATCTATGAAAAACTATTTGGTGGTTTTGAAGATATTGATGATGAAGATAGTGATGAAGATGAAGAAGACGAAGACGAAGATATTCCAAAAACCAAAGAAGGTTATGCTAAGGATGGATTTGTTGTAGAAGAAGTAGAAGAAGTAGAAGATGATGATGATGAAGACGAACTTGATGACGAAGACGAACTTGATGACGAAGACGAACTTGATGATAAAGACGAAGAAGAGGAAAAGCCTAAATCAAGAAAGCAACCAAAAAGAAAAGTAAAATCAGAAGTGAAGCAAAACATTTTTGCTAAATTAGAAAAAGATGATGAATATTTAAATTGTGAAAGTGAATTAGAAGAAGAAGATTATGATTAAGAAAAAATTGATTTAAATATACATTTGCTATTGTATGTATAATACACAATGAGTAAAATAACAAATTCGGAAACATTTAGAACAAATATTCGTATTAAGCTTAAAGAAATATTGCTATTAGATGATGATGTTTGTTCGACAAATTTAGAAAAAGGAATATTTAATTATGCAATAAAGGAAGCGGGGCGGAAGAAAATCGTAAAAAAGTGGGAAAATCCGTCTTTTGTTTGTTTATATAAGGACCGTTTAAGGTCTATTTACATGAATTTAAAAAACAATAATTTTCTGAATCAAATCCAAAATGGTGATATTTTACCACAGAATGTAGCATTTATGACGCACCAAGAATTTAATCCAGAAAGGTGGCAAACGTTGATTGAGAAGAAGATGAAGCGTGATGCATCTAAGTATACTGATAATATTCAAGCGTCGACGAATATGTATACATGTCGAAAATGTAAGTCAAATCGATGTACATATTATGAGATGCAGACGCGTAGTGCAGATGAACCTGCTACGATATTTGTAACATGTTTGGATTGTGGTAAACATTGGCGAT